ACCCTCGCGAAAAAGATTCTCGAGGTATTGGCTCGGGGCCTCGGTTTGACCCGTTGCCTTTTCGGAGAGGGTTTTCGCTCTGGACTTGAAAGCTCCCTCGGCTCCGAAAATGTTAGCTATATCGGAGGCCCCGATCCGCGTTTGGCGGTATTCGTGCCATTGTTTTGACCCTTGCTCGACTTGTATTTTTTTCATGTGGTTCCCTTTCGTTTGTTTGTTGGTTAGTTCAGTTTTTCACTCGGTCCAATATCCTCGAGAGTCGGAGACTCATCGGAGAAAAACCCGACTCGCATCCGGCCCCTATCGTCCGTTTCCATGCAAAGGAGAGTCGTTCTCCATTCATAGGATTTGACCTCGATCCCGAGGTTTTCGTTTGGCTGATAAAAGAAAAACAACTCCGATTTGTCGGAAATGTTTTTATTGTTGAGGAGATTTCTTAAATCCCCGACGGTTTGGATTGCTCTTTTTTTCATGTGGTCCCTTTCTGTTTGTGTCCACAAATTTCCATGATTGATTTTTTTTTGCAAGGGTTTTTTAAAATGGGACCTCGTCGTCGAAATCATCCTTTCCCTGATTCGCTACAACGGCCTTAAAATCGGTTTTCGGTACGGCCTGGGGTTTCGCTTGGATCACCGGGGCCGGAGCTCGGGAAACGGCCTCTCCGCTCGAATGGCCGTCCGGGATATACTCCCCGGAAAACCTCGAGCTCCATACCGGGATGGAATCGGACAAACCTCGCCGGATAGAGGATCCACAACCGCATTTAAAAGCGAAGACCCCAGGCTTAGATTTGTGCATGGCAACCACAAACCCCGAATCCTTACACTGAAAACAGGTCAATCGAATCTCTCTCATTAGCTCCCCTTTAATTCTTTATTTCGTAATTTCGTTACCAACCGCAATACTTAAAAACATTATTTCGTAAATTCGTTATTTCGTAACCTTCGGGCGTAATTCCACCTTTTCCCCCTTTCCTTCTAGGAACGGGGTAAGGATTTCAGCGGGAGTCATCCGGCCGCCCGATCTGGATTTCTAAATCCTCAAATTCAATCTCTTAAACTTGAGAGCTTAGGATTTCAGACCGACCCGGAGATTTCACTCTCCGAGAGAGGTTTCGAGAGAGGTGTCAACTCTCGACTCTGCACCATAACCATTTGAGCCCGTTGGAGGCCATTTCCTCCGTTGGTCATTCCAAATCTGGCAGCGTCCCGTGTGGTTTTTTCCCCAGGAGTTTAGTGGCTCATCCGTGCCCGCCCTCCTCCGAGTTAGTTTCCAGGTTGCTTCCAATGTTGTTTCGTGCCTGAAAATTCCGCATCCGACCGGTTTGAAATGTCCTGGATCAGGTCCCAGGCAGACAATGAGCCTAAGTTTTAGAAGATTAGGCTCAACATACTTCGCTATTTACAAGTGATTTTTGAGTGATATGCTCGGGATCAATTGTTTTTGTAGCATCTAACAAGTATCAGGCCCCGGAGGCCGCCGCAATGGTGAAATCCGGGGTTTTGTTTTTTTTTAAGAGTCAACGAATTAACGAAATAAACGAAATAAATCCCCTCCCCTCCTCCTCCCCTAAAACTCATTTAAAAAAAATCACCTCCCCTTCTTTTTCTGGTTGCAAGTGTCACCGATTTGACATATAGTCAATTCATAGGCCGGACGATCCGGTCGAAGAAAAGGAACCACGAAAATGACAAACCATGAAATCGCAAAAACAATCATTGCACAAATCCAATTCGCAGACCCCCGCGCTATGTGGGCCTGGGGAGCAAAAAATTTCGTTGTGCAAACCAACGGAGTTAAATTCCAGGTAAACGGACTCAAGTTTAAAGGTCATGTTGTTGTTACCCTGACCCCGGCCGATACTTACACGATCGAACTCGGAAAACTTAACCTCCGCGCAAATGCGAAAAATTTCGGATGGAACTCAATCGCAAAAATTGAGGACGTTTATTGCGATAACCTCATGGAAACAATCGACGCGGCAATCGAAAGATAACCAAACCCAGGCCCCACGGACGGGGCCATTTAAAAAGGAAACAACCAAATGGAACTCTATTTCTACCTTACCGCGACAAATATCGGAGTAAAAACTCTCCCTAATGGAATGTTTCAAATTTCATTCGATACTCAACAGGGAAAAGGGGCCTGGAACTTTAGAAGTGAAACCAAGGTTAAAAAAGTTTTGAGCGAATTGATCCGAAACAACGAGGTCCGGGTTTATTCGTTCGGCCCTGATTTTAAACCAAACTTTCAAAAACCAAGAGTCTAATCAATAAAATGTCCCAGGGACGGGACGAAAGGAACCACTATGAAAATCTTTGAAGCTCAAATTATCCGCAAATCAAACCGCTCCTCCTGGCACGTGACCCCCCAGGGAGAGCAATTTAACGGACTCTCGGTCCTGGACCGCTCGACTTGCTTCGGCAATCAATCCGAGGCAATCATCGCAGCGTGTAGCGCAATGGCGAACTCGGTCGACTCGGACGAACTCGTTTTTCAAATCACCGAACACATGAGCGAAGGGGGCGAGGAATGAGCTATTACGAACCGCAGGAAACCCGCCTCGCATTCGTGCAATGCCTGGATTGCGACGAGATCCACGATTTTGCGAAAACGATCGACGACCTCAAGGATTTCGACCATTGTCCGGATTGCAAGTCGACAAATTTGGTCCAGGATTACGATTATTTTTGGTGAAGAATTAAAAACCCCCGGAGAGTTTAAGCTCCGGGGGTCCCAGGAATGACATAACAACGACGAAAGGAATACTCCCCTAGTGAAGCACAAAAAAAGAAAGGAAACAAAAAAAATTGACAGGCGGTTAAATACGGTCAAAATTGACGACATGGCGAAACGCACTCTCACGATCCCGAAAAATAATTCCCTAAATCTCGATTTCCTGGTCAAAAACGACCTGGACCTCTACGAACTCCTCGAGCATCTCGAGGTCTCCCTCCTCATCGAAGCGATCAAGAAAAACAACGGGAATTATTCCGCAGCCGCTCGAATGCTCCGGATCAACCGAACCACGTTCATGATGAAAATTTACAAAATCCGGCATTTCGACGTGCCATTTCCGAAGGATGCAGAAGAGAAACAAGAAACGTCGGGTATTTAACCGATCAAACCAAACTAGTCGGAATTAGTATGCCAAAAGGAATTAAATACGGCGGGAGAAAAAAGGGAACTCCGAACAAATACACGGAATGGGCCCAGGCGAACCCGACCGACTTTTATCGCCTATGTTCGAAGCTCATCCCAACAACGACCGAGCATACCGGGGCCGAAGGGAAACCGATCGAGATAAAACCCGTGACCAACTTCGACGCGCTCCCGATCTCCGACCTCGAAGCAATCGACGCAATTATCACTCGGTCCACTAAACTCGAATGACCTTATCCGCGATCGACCTCCGGGCCGCTCAACTCGCACTCTCTCGGAAATCCTTTAAGCATTTCGTAAGGCATACCAAACCGGATTATGAGTTTAATTGGCATCACGATTTTCTCTGCAAGAAACTCCAGGATTTCGCGGATAAGAAAATCAAAAGGCTCATGGTTTTTATGCCTCCGCGGCACGGGAAAAGCGAACTCACTTCCCGGAGGTTTCCGGCCTGGCTCCTGGGGAGAAATCCGAAAACTAAGATTATCGCGACGAGCTACGCGGCCGAACTCTCCTCCTCCTTCAACCGGGACGTGCAACGGATCATCGACGACGAAAAGTATTTCGAGCTCTATCCCGAGACGAAACTCAACGGAGCAAACGTCCGGACGACGAAATCCTGGCTCCGGAATAACGACATTTTCGAGATCGTAAACCACGGAGGATTTTACCGATCCGCGGGAGTCGGGGGAGCAATCACCGGCCTCGGGGGGGATTATCTAATCGTTGACGACCCTTTCAAAAACTACGAAGAGGCAAAAAGCCCGACGATCCGTCGAAAGGTTTTCGAATGGTACACCTCGACCCTATACACCAGGCAGGAAAAGGACGCAGGGATCCTCCTCATTCAAACCCGATGGCATGAGGACGACCTCGCGGGAATGCTCCTCCAAATGCAAAAGAAGGGCGGAGAGTTTGCCGACTCCTGGGAGGTCGTAAACTTTCCGGCAATCCTCGAGTATCCGTCCCCGGAGGATCCCAGGCAGCCGGGGGAGCCCCTCTGGCCCAACAAATACGACTCGCGATGGATGCAAATCACGAAAACCTCCCTCGGCTCCTTTCAGTTTTCCGCGCTCTACCAACAAAACCCGACCCCGGACGAGGGGCAATTTGTCCGGGCCTCCTGGCTCAAAACCTACGACCTCACTCCGGACCATTTCGACAAGATTTGCATTTCCTGGGATATGACATTTGGCTCCGATAAAAAGACCGGGGATTTCGTCGTCGGGGCCGTGTACGGGAAACGAGGATCCGCGATCTACCTCCTCGACCGGGTCCGCGGTCAATGGGATTTCCCGGAGACGATCGCGCAATTTAAACGGCTCTCCGAAAAGTGGCCGAAGGTTTCCGCGAAGCTCATCGAAGCAAAAGCAAACGGCCAGGCCGTTATCGACTCGCTGAAAAAACAAATCTCGGGAATCATTCCGATCGTCCCCACGGCCTCGAAGGCTTCCCGCCTGGCAGCGTGCCAACCGTTATACGAGGCCGGAAATATCTTTTACCCGTCGAGCCTAATCGCGCCCTGGATCGGGCAGCATATCGACGAGGTCGTCGGGTTTCCAAACGTCAAAAATGACGACTCGGTCGATGCGGAGACCCAGGCAATCTCCTGGCTGAATACTCACTCGAGCAAATTTTCGGACGCGTTCACGGATTTTATTCCCTCCGGGTTTGATAATGGGCAAATAAATTGGTAACGTTTCAACCATGGGATTACTCGATTACATTTTGGGAAGAAATTACAGCGATCTAACTCCGACCCCAGCGACGACCGAGCGCGTCCGAGGAGTCGAGGTCAAGGTCGTTGAAATCGGGACCCCAGGGACCGAAATCTATGCCGGGTATCTCTCCGAGGAATATCTCAAGGAACTCACCGGCAAGGATTGGGCCGATAAGGTCGACATGATGAGACGCTCGGACGCAAACGTCCGAATGGTCCTAAACGCGATCAAGCTCCCCCTCAAATCCTCTCCCTGGACGATTGCGGTCCGGGAGCAATCCGAAGAGGCCGAACTTCAAAAAAAGCTCTTCGAGAAAATCCTTTTCGAGGACCTAAACAAATCATTTACTCAACTCCTCGGAGAAATCCTTACTTGTCTCGAGTTTGGATATTCGATTTTCGACATTACGCACGCGGTAAAAAACTCGGACGAGCTCGGGGGATACAACGGCCTTCAATCCCTCTCTTATCGTTCCCAGCGCACGATCGACCGATGGAATTTGAATGAGGACCGAGACCTTGAGACCGTGACACAAATCGCATACGGGGACGAGGGGGGATCCTATGAACTCGACGCAAAATTTTTGCTCTATTTCTCACCGGAGCGCGAGGGAGACAATTTCGAGGGGATCTCGATCCTCCGGGCGTGCTACGGACCATGGTTTCGGAAAAACGAATTTCTAAAAAAACTCGCAATCGGGATTGAAAAATTTGCCGTCCCGACCGCGGTCCTAACCGTCCCCGAAGGGACCGAAGGAAAGCCAGAAATGGCAGCCGCAAAAAAGGCCCTCGCGTGCTACACGTCCGGCGCAACAAATTATCTTATCCTCCCCGAAGGATTCAAACTCTCATTCAACAACGTCTCCGTTGACGTGGAAAAGATTAGGGCGGCAATCAATGCGGAAAATCAGGAAATGGTTAACTCGATCCTCGCGTCGTTTTTGCTCCTGGGTCAAAACGGAGCGGGTTCCCTGGCCCTGGCGGGCTCTCTTTCAGATTTCTTTTCGCAAACGATCCAATATATTGCCGACCATATCGCGGAACAATTCGACCGGAAAATTTTTAAGCCTCTCGTAAAAATGAACTTCGGTCATGATCGCGTTTTGGTTGACCTGAAATGCGACGGCCTCGAGCATCGGGCAAACGATACCTGGGCCGGAATGGTCAACGGGATTATCCAAACCGGAGCAATTAAGGCGGACTCCGAGCTCGAAAAAATCCTCCGGGAAAAACTCAAGCTCCCGCCCCAAATGGAAACCGTCCAGGTGGCCCCGGCTCCCCAGGCTCCCGAGCTCCCCGAGCCGACCCCTCCCGGATCCTCTGAGTCAGGCCCCAAAACTTTAGCCAAAAAAAAAAAGCAAACCTAAGCAATCGACCCTCATCCGGGACACGGCGAACCGGATCCGCACGCTAGGCCGCTCGTATTTGCCGAATTTCGCGTCCAAATACGCTCGGTCGGTACTTATCCAAAAAGGAAAGTCGAACGACGCAACGGCCATTAAGGCCCCGATAAAGGCAACCATTCCGGGATCCCCTCAATATCTCTCGGCTCTCAAATCCGCCTATATGATCGCGGCCATCGAATCCGACGAAATCACTTCTAAATCATTCAAGGGAGCTCCGACCAAACTCTCCGAGTTTCGAATGGGGGCCGCTAAACTTAAAAGGGTGACGGATGCGGTCAACGAATACGAAACCGCGCTCAAGAGACTCGAGAAGGCGGAGGCCGCGGTCGAAATCGAGGATGCGATTTACGCAATCGGACGGATCTCCGATAAAGTAAACCTGATTTTCGCGGATTATTTAACCTTCGATCAACGTCAACGGATCGACGCAAAAACCGAAGTATTCGCGGAGACCCAGAAAAACGACATAGTCAAGGCAATCGACCTCCAATATCAATCCTCCCTCGGGTACGCGGAGGACGACCAACTCGAGCTCGACATGATGGACGCAGCCGATAAGGCAATTTCCGGCCCGATGACGGTCGCAGGTCCCGACGTTCAAGCCTCTCAGGTCGTAAACGAGACCTTGATCGAGACCGCGGAGAAATACTCCGAGGAGACCGGGGACGAAATCCTCTCCTTTACCTTTATCGCGGTCGATGACGGAGCAACGACGGAGATTTGCAAGGAGCTCGGGGGCCTGAAACCAGGCAAGAAACCGATGACCCTCGGAGCGGACGATCCGAACCTGGACAAATACTCCCCGCCCCTTCACTTTAATTGCCGATCGTTCATGCAAGTGAACACGTCCAGGATGAAAGATAATCCGGAAATAACCGGGGTCCCGGACCTCTCGAAAGAGGCTCAAAAACAAATCCAACTCTCCGAAGGAAAAAACCTCGCGGAGTACAAGGGGAAGCAAGTCGAACTCGATAAACCTTTCCGCACTCCCGACGGCCCGAAAAAATTCGGAGTTTATGTCAAAAATGACAAGGGAAACGTCGTTCTCGTTAGATTCGGAGATCCAAAAATGGAGATCAAGCGCGATGACCTGGCTCGGAGGAAAAGTTTCCGCGCTCGGCACAAATGCGACATTGACCCAGGCCCGAAGTGGAGCGCGAAATATTGGTCTTGTAAATTCTGGTCGGATGAGAAAATCGGGGATCTCGTCTAGTCAAAAAAACAACATTTGAATAATTTGGTTTAACCGTGAAAAGATTGGCACATGGCGAATAGCTACAAATTGCAAATGACGAAATTTATCCTTGGAAACGACGGACTCGTTTCGTCCGACTCCGGGGATCG